TATTTTATAAAATTCATTGACGTCCGTGATGGAAACCTCCGTCCCCTGTCCCACGGTTCCGACAGTCAGCGGTGTCGGGTTCTGAGTTTCCAAATCAATAAAATAATTTTGATTTATATCTGTGCAGGTGATTGGTATGACGGCGAGGGGCGTCTGCGGCATGGGCATGACGACAATTTCGTAGTTGTGATCGTTCCAAGACCAGGTACCGATTGGGTGGCCGTCGACGAGCGAGTGGCCGACCCCAATTCGCGCCACGGGTGTTGACACGTTGAGCGTCGCGATGAGCATGTAGGTCCCGGTAAAGGCGAATTTTAAGCACCCTCCGGCTGTCACGGACATGAGGGAGGATGTCCCGAGGCGCGGGCCGAATAGATTGAGATCTAGAAACTGTGCCCAGTACCCGCCGCCCGTTGGTGAGGGGTTGATGACTGACAGCGTGACTGGTGCGAACACGTTTGCGATGTAGGTTTCAGATGCGTTGATTTGTCCTGCGGCCGCCTCCTGAACCCACCCGGACTGGGCGAGTGAAAAATCTGCAGAGCTTCCGTGCGCGCTGCCCGGGAAGACGTCCCACTGCACGGTGGTCGGTGTTGGGAATCGTGAATATGCCTGCGGATCAAGACCGAAGAAAACACCGACGGTGGTGGCGTCGACCGCATCCACCGCCACGGTTGAACAATTTTTAAAAAAAAATTTCGTTCTTGTTGCATCGTATTCGACATAGTTTGCGAGACCTGATAGATCCAACCATATATACATGAATCCCAGTGAGTATATATCGAGGGACACTGGGTTGACGGCTATTTTATTTACGAGATCACCGTTGATGTATAGGTATGGCACGGGGCGTTGGAGGCGTACGGGGAGGCGCCAGATGTATTCGGTCGAGGTGGGTGAAAGTGCGGGGAGCTCTATGGCGAGCATGACGCTTCGAACGAGATCACCCTTGTAGGGGATTCTGCAGACTGACTGCGATCCCCACTGAATTTGCTGCCCCTGAAAGGGCACGTTGAAGGCCTGTAGGCTAAATGGGGTGTGTCGTCTGTAGACGCCTAAAAAGTACGAAACGGACGGGTTCCCGGTCAGATACGCGTCTTGTTGTCCGATTGCAGCAAGCTGCACTGCCCCTGCGGACATTCCTGATCTAAGTGAAGAACTTATTTCCACCAGGAGCGCGGGCTCTCCGCGGCGGACGGCGCCGTCTAAACTCGTAGACTAGATCAGGAATGAATATTCAATTGAAGAAATTCGACCCGAGCAAGATGGCGGATGACAAGGTGTGCGTATTCATAGGGAAGCGTGGGACTGGAAAGTCCACTCTTGTGACTGACATTCTGTGGCACAAGCGCGGGATCCCTTCGGGCATCGCCATGTCAGGCACGGAGGAGGGGAATGGTCACTATAAGCAGTTCATACCGGACCTATTCGTCTACGGTGACTATAACCGCGATGCGGTTGAGAAGATTATAGAGCGCCAGAAGAGAAACGTGGCGGCGGGGAAGGCGACCCCCGTTTTCCTGCTCATGGACGACTGTATGTACGACCGCAGCTTCATGCGTGACACGGTCATCCGGCAGCTCTTCATGAACGGTCGTCACTGGAAGATTTTTTACATGATGACGACCCAGTACTGCATGGACATGACGCCTATGATTCGGACGAACGTGGACTATGTCTTTGTGCTTCGCGACAACGTCCGTCAGAATCGGGAAAATCTGTACAAGGCTTTTTTCGGTGTTTTCCCCACCTTTGATCAGTTCTGCCAGGTGATGGACGCGTGCACGGAGAATTACGAGTGCCTCGTGCTCGACAACACGTCCAAGTCCAACAACATCACCGACTGTGTTTTTTGGTACAAGGCGGCTATGCGGAAGAATTTCCGCTGCGGATCGCCCGCATTCTGGCAGTTTCACCAGAAGAATTACAACCCCAAGCACGTCGGTACCAGCGGCACCCCCCTCGCCCGCAAGCCCGGCGCGTCAGTGGTCCAGGTAAAGAAACTCCCGTCCAAGTAAATGGAGTCCTTCGATGCGAATAGCACGAACGACATCACGTCTTCAATCCCCACGGGTTTAATTGAGGAGGAAAAAAACATTGGTCAAAATCAAATGGCGGAGTTCTCGACTGCTCTTGACGACGTGGTCCCCCCCGGTCCTTCCATGCAGATGCACGACATGGCGTTCGGGTCGGTGAACAGTGGGTCCCCGGCGGGATTCGCCTCACCGCCTCAGCAGCAGCAGCAGCAGCAGCCACAGGGTGGGCGTAAGATTCCCTTCGGTCTTACTTCCGAGCAGTACATGGCTGTTCTCGCGGGTCTGGCTGCGGTCGTGTCGACCAGCAAGCCGGTGCAGGAGAAGATTGCGCAGTTTATGCCCACCGTGGAGGCGGGCTCCATGAGCGCCATGGCCGTCACGGCTTTCCTCGCCGCCCTCGTGTTTTACCTTGCTCACCGTTTTTTGAATTAGATCAACCCTTGATGTTTTCACCACAGAAGGGGCCGACATCACCGGGGGTGTAGAGTCCCCGCTTGGCGCAGTACTTGCGAAAATCTTTAAAATTTTTCCAAAAAGAATCGGAATGTTCGTATTCCCGAACCGTCGAGTGACACAGTTCGTGAATAAGCACATGCATGGCGGTGTTAATGCTCGTTTCATCCGACGCATCCGCGTCCATGCACAGGTATATCTCGTAGCCCTTGTTGACGTTATAGCCTATAGCCCCCTTGGATTTGTCCCAGCCGCACATGCCAGTGAGAATTGCCGGCTTCTTCACGGGCTCCCACCTGGGGTCGAGGTTCTGGTCCTCGTGCACGGCCCGCATGATTTTCGCGTACCGCCTTCTGATTTCAACCATTAAATCAGGCGGACGATTCGTGGCGACTATGATTATGATCAGAGCTATGCCTAGTGCCCAGACGATCCGCGCGTCCATCCTATTACTGGACTACGAATTTTTCCTGAACACGAAGCTCGAGTACAGATCCGACACGCACCAGTTGGGTGAAGACAGCATGGGTTCCCATGTGAGGCACGTGAACCCGCGCTCGGTGAGTTGGGCGATGAGCACATCGGCTACGAGGAGCGGCTCGCTTTTAGGGCCGTCCGCGTAGAAAGGGCCGTCCGTGAGGCTCACGAGCAGCCGGTCGCCTGTAATCTCGAGGGTGTTCCCCAGGTGGTCCCTGAACTCCCCGTGGTTCGTGAGAAGCTCGGCCCGCGCGCGTTCGGGCGTGATCCCCATGAAGAGCCCCCCCGGCCTGACGGCGCGCTGGATGGCGTCCAGTGACTCTTTGAGAATTTTAGAATTTTCAAAAATATAATGAAGTGCGAAATTGTAGCAGACGACATCAAAGGGTCCCGCCCTGACCGCCTCACGGATGTCACCGCTGCCTAGAAAGCGCACGTCAAACTTCATGTCACGCGCCCTGGATGCCGCCTCGGCCAGAGACGCGGGGTCCGGATCGATGGCGGCGACTCGCGCCCCGACCGCCTGCCACTTCCACCAGTCGCCGCCGCGCCCGCACCCGCAGTCGAGGACGAACGATCCAGCAGGCACCCACGTGCGGATCAGCTGGCGCTTCTTGTCGTTGTGCAATTTGCGCAAGGCTTCCATTTTACTTAAAAGGATGGAGTCCAGAATCTATAAATGGGTTCTCTCGAGCAGGACTACCTCACGGTCCCAGGACAGCTTTTTGCATGCGTTTCTTTCGTCGGTCCAGAAATGCCGCAGAAGAATGAGCACCTCGGAATGAAGATTCGCGGCTGTTTCTCGACGCGCGAGGAGGCTGCGACGCACGCCAAGCGCCTACAGCGGGAGGACGCGATCGTTGATATTTACGTGGTGGACATGTACAAGTGGCTGCTGATTCCCCCCGATCGCTCCAAGGTTGAGGACACCCATTACGCCAACGAGAAGCTCGAGGAGATTATGACCAAGTACCGCGAGAACCAGTCGCAAGCGGCCGCGATGTTCGAGAAGCGCAAGCGCGACATGACCGCCAAGCCTATTGAGGGGTCGGACACGCCTTACATCGAGCCGGGAGATGAGAACTCCAAGTTTTACAACAAGCCGGACGTTCCGCCGATCCCCCACCCCGCGGAGGTTCTTGAGCGCCTGCAGCAGCAGTTTCCCGACACGCCGATCGAGGATCTGGTGAAGATGGCGGACGCCGAGGTTTCGGCAGAGATTGCGAAGCGCGCCGCCGAGAACCCCATGACGGTGGAGTTTGTGGACGCCGGTGGCAACGTAGTCCCGCAGTAAATTAATATATGACAAAGTAATAAGATGGCGGTGATTCTCACCGTGATCGCTCTCCTGGTAGTCCTTTGGCTCATTGCAAAGGCCTATGAGGTTCTTCCTATGTTAAAGACGCCATCGTGGCTTTCTAACGAACCACGTACGCCGTATTACGATGCGGATTTCTTAAAGGAAACTGACAGCCAGCGCCGTGAGGGGGCGTGGGTCGGATTCCTGCAAGAGGATGTGTATGCCAAGAAAATTGGCCCTATCGGTGATTTTGTGGGGAATGATTCCCCGAGCGGGAACGCCCCCCTTTATTTCATAACGGGCTAGGCCGACTGCACGACAATCGGGCGCATGGAAACGATAATTACCCCGATGGCGATACCAATGGCGAGGACTGCAAGGGGGTTCTGAATGAGCTCCTCGAATTTACTTTTTTGCGGCTCCGGATTTGCGTACTGGAGCCACGGTGGGGCGCTTTGTGGCATCTGGTCCTCGGGCGATGGGCTCTGCTCTCTCTCCATTATCATCCTCTTCACTCTCGCTTTTATCTTCGACGATAAAGTCGTCCATCTCTGAATCCCCATCCTCGTCCAATTCAGACTCGCTATATTCAACGCCTGAACCCACGTCCGACTCGTCATCATCATACTCGTCGGACGCGTAATCATCCTCTACGCGCTCGACGGGTT